AGAATTGGTGATTATAAATTTGTTCAAACTACTTTAGATGGTGAAGCTACTTTACAAATCACTGGTACTTATCCTAACAGATCAAGATATATAAGAGTAGATCAAGTACTTAAACCAACACCTCAATACTTAGTAGGTGGTGTAGCTAACTCAGCTTACACAGCTTCTATTCCTGTTGTTAATGCATTTAATAGTACTGGTTCATTTAATGGAGGTGCTGGTGCTTTAGTAGCAGGTGCTAAATTTTATGACCAAATTACATCTACTAATATTCAAGGTGTTAACTCAGCTTCTTATACTAATGCTATTAGTTTATTAGCTAGCACTAATGATTATCAATTTAATGTATTATCTATTCCTGGTTTAAATTATAGCGATCATGCTTCTGTATTAGACACAGTTATTTCTAACACAGAAAACAGAGGTGATAATGTGTTTGTAATGGATTTAGTTCCTTATAGTTCTTCAGCCGCTGAAGCTATTACTCAAGCTGGAAATGTTGATACATCTTACGCTGCTTCTTATTATCCATGGTTACAAACTCTTGATCCAGCTACTGGTCAATTTGTATTTGTACCTGCTTCAGTAATGATTCCAGGTGTTTATGCTTTTAATGATAGTGTAGCTGAGCCATGGTTTGCCCCAGCAGGTATCAATAGAGGTGGATTAAGCAATGTAATTAGAGCTGCTTCTAAATTATCTCAAAATACTCGTGATAATTTATACCAAGGTAAAGTTAACCCAATTGCTACATTCCCAGGACAAGGTGTTGTAGTGTATGGTCAGAAAACATTACAAACTAGAGCTTCTGCTCTTGATCGTATCAATGTTCGTCGCTTGATGATTGCTCTTAAGAGATATATTGGCCAAATTGCTAATGGATTAGTATTCCAGCAAAACAACGCTGCTACAAGAAACTCATTCTTAGCTCAAGTAAATCCATATCTTGAATCAGTTCAACAGAGACAAGGTTTATTTGCGTTCAAAGTTGTAATGGATGATGCTATTAACAATGCCGCTGTAATTGACAGAAACGAGTTAGTAGGTCAAATTTACTTACAACCAACTAAAACAGCTGAATTTATTTATTTGAACTTCACCCTTACTCCAACAGGTGCTGTTTTCCCATCATAAAAAAATTAACTGTTTAAATATTTATTAACAAATAAAAACTAAAAGAAAATGGCAATTATAGACGCAAACGATATGTTTTTTACAGCATTTGAACCTAAACAAGCTAACAGATTCATCCTATACATGGATGGTGTGCCAACTTGGATGATTAAAGGTGTAAGTGCAGTAAACTTGACCCAAGGTGAAGTAGTATTAAACCACATTAACGTTTTACGTAAAGTAAAAGGTAAAACAGTTTGGGGTGATGTTACTATGACTCTTCACGATCCAATTTCACCTTCTGGTGCTCAAGTAATTATGGAATGGGTTCGCTTATCACATGAATCAGTAACAGGTAGAGATGGATACTCAGACTTCTATAAGAAGGATTTAGTTATCAATGCTCTTGGCCCTGTAGGTGACGTGGTAGCAGAATGGGTACTTAAAGGCGCATTTGTAAAAGATGCTAACTTTGGTGAATATAACTGGGATACTGAAAATACCGCTATAAACATCACAATGACATTAGCAATTGACTACGCCGTGTTAAACTACTAAAAGTTAAACCCAATATTTATAAAAAGAGCTCGCATTTTTTGCGAGCTTCTTTTTTCTTTATATATTTATATACAACAAATAAAATGTTATAACAAAAATTATCTATGGAAAATAAGTTTAGTATGCCAACAGAAATGATTGACCTTCCATCTAAAGGTTTAGTCTACCCAGAAACAAGTCCTCTATCAAGCGGTAAAATTGAAATGAAATATATGACCGCACGTGAAGAAGATATTTTAACAAATCAATCTTACATTCAAAAAGGAACTGTATTAGATGAATTAATTAAATCTCTTATTGTCACACCTAATGTAAAGTATGAAGACCTAATTGTAGGTGATAAAAATGCTTTATTAGTAGCAGCCCGTGTTTTAGGTTATGGTAAAGATTATACTTTTATGTGGGGAGGTGAAGAACAAACAGTTGATTTATCTACAATTGAAAATAAACCTCTTGATGAATCTTTATTTGTTAAAGGCAAAAATGAATTTGAATATACTCTTCCTTCAACAGGCACTAAAATTACTTTTAAACTTTTAACTAGCAATGATGAAAAGAAAATTAATGCTGAATTAGAAGGTTTAAAAAAGATTAATAAAAATGCTTCTCCTGAATTATCAACTCGTTTAAAATATATGATTACTTCAATTGAAGGTAATTATGAGAGTAAAACTATTAGAGAATTTGTTGATAATCATTTCCTAGCTCGTGACTCCAGAGCATTTAGGGAGTACATAAAGGAGGTTCAGCCAGACGTTGATCTGACCTTTTTTCCCGAAGGAAGCGACACAAAAACAGACCTTCCAGTTGGACTTAGGTTTTTTTGGCCTGACCTCTGAGATAGTCAAACAATTTCGATTCAATCTTTTTACTCAAATTCATGAGATAGTTTTTCATGGCCAGGGCGGTTATGACTGGGAAACAGTCTATAACATGCCTATTTGGCTTCGTAAGTTTACTTTTCATCAAATGAAAACTCATTATGCTGAGAAAAACGGTAATGAAAATGGTGACTTAGACTCTCAAACTAAAGCCATCAAAGATGGTAAAATTCAACTACCAGATCATTTTAAAGGCAAATTAGCCAATAAAACCCCAAAGTATTAATATTTATAATATATACTATTATAAAACACTATGGCGTTAACTCCAGATCAAGCTAAAGAATTAAGGGATATGCTTAAAGAGATAGAAGAACTATCTATTAAGCTTAAAGCCAATATCAATACCACTAACCTTCAAGATGTAGAAGCTAACGCGGGTACTATTAAAAAATTATTTAAAGATCTTAAAGAAGAATGGAATGACCTTACAGTAGATATATCTGGAGCTACTCAAGGTTTTAGAGAAATAGTTAAAGAAATTAGCCGCCAGAATGTTGGGTTAAATGATTCTCTTAAAGCTTATAAATCTTTAACTTCTATAGCGGATAAAATTCAATCATATCAAAGAGGATATAACAATCTAACAATTGAAGAAGTAGTTAAACTTAAAGAAAAAGTTCAAGTTGAAAAACTAAGAATAGAAAACGCTCAAATTTTACTACAAGAAGAAGGTAAAGCATTAAAAATCCAAGAAAAATCTTTAAAAGATGAAATAAAAGCTTCTACTATTCGAATTGATAATTTAAGAGTTCAAGGTCAATTAACCTCAATTGAACTTCGTAATAGGGCTAAACTTCAAACTGAATTAGATAAAATAAATAAAGAACATTTAAAAATTACAGCTAGTGTAAGACAAAATGTTGCTTTACTAAATGATCAAGATGAAGCTTTTAAAAATTTAGATTTAAGTATTGGTGAGACATCTCGTAAAATTAAAGAGGCGTTTGTAAAAGATTTAGATAAAAATCTTAAAGATTTAGTTGAAAAAACTCAAAACACTGATGATAGTGTTAAAAAAGTAGCTAAATCTTTTAATGTTTTGTCAAGTATAGCTCAAAAAGTTCAAGATCATCAAAATGAAATAAATGAGTTAAGTGAAAAAGATGCTAAAAAATTATTAGAAAAATTAGAATCTGAAAGAAAACGTATAGTAGCTAATCAAGAGTTACTAAAAATAGAACGTGATGCTTTAAAAGATAAAGAAGCAATTAATAAACTTGAATTAGATCGTAAAAAAATTGAAATAGAAAATTTAGATACTATATCTAAATCTCGAAAACTAACTAAAGAAGAAAAAAATGACCTAAAAAATCTAAAACAAGATGAATTAGCGTTATTAGAGACCCAAAAAGATATTAATTCTGAGCTTGAATTAAATGAAAAAATCCAAAAAAAGACATCTAATATTATAAAAGGTCAAGATGAAACTTATAATAAAATAAGATCTTCTATAAATAAAATATCTAAAGAAAGTAAAATAAGTTTTATTAATAAAATAGATGAAAGTTTTAAAAATATAATTAATGACATATCTAACACAGACCAAATTGTTAAAAATATGTCTAAAACTTTTGAGAATCTATCAGGTATATCTCAAAAGCTTCAAGAATATCAAGAAAATATAGTTGATGTTAGTAAAGAAGATGTTGAAGAATTAGTTAAAAAAGTTAAACTTGAACAACAGCGATTAACTAACAGCCTCCAATTATTAGACCTTGAAAAACAACGTTTAGAAGCATCATCAGCCGCTAATAAGGATGCTTTACAAAGAGCTGAAACTGAGATAAGTATTTTACAAAGCAAAAGTAATTTAACAGATGATGAAAAAGCAAGTTTAGCTGAATTAGAGACTAAAAAGAATAGTTTATTAGAGATAGAAGAAGATATAACTGATAAACTTGAAGCTAATAATAAACTTACAGAAAAAACTAAAGAGTATGTTGAAGGTAATAATGAAGAATATCAAAAATTACTTGGTACTTTAGATGAAGTTGAAAAAGGAGTTAAAAATATTAATAAATCTTTTGGTCTTAACATAGGTAAAAATCTTAAAGGAGCACTTGGTAAAGTAGGATTAGGTAATTTAGCTGACATGCTTGGCATTGATGGTGCTACTAAAAAGATGAAACAGTTAACAGCTCAATATACTAATAACGGTAAACAAGCTTTAACTCTTGGCCAACAATTTAAAGTTGCTGGTGGTGGTTTAGCTTCTATGGGAGGCAATCTTCTTAAAGGATTTAACCCAGTAATGCTAGCTCTTACAGGTATTGTTAAAATTGTTCAATTTTTTATTGAAGCTATGTTTGAAGCTGACCAACAAGTCACAGATATAGCTAAAAGTTTTGTTATTAGTAAAGATGCAGCTCGTGAAGTTCGAGAAGAAGCTTTTAAAATCTCAGATGGTGCTAAAATATATGCTGGTTTATTAGACAATCAAGTATTAACTCAAAAAGAAATAGTAGCCGCTAATTTAAAAATTAATGAATTATTAGGGGTATCTGTTAATCTTATTAGTAGTTCTGGTGAAAAAGGAAAATTCTTAGTAGCTCAATTTGCAGCCATTAGTAAGTTTTTAAAATTAAGTGAAGAAGAACAAAAAGGATTACTTGATCTACAAGCCACCTCAGGAAAGGAAATTAATGATATTAGAAATACAGTTTTAGGAACAACTACCCTTTATAAAATTCAATCTGGTGTTTTATTAAATGAGAGAAAAGTTCTTGAAAACGTTTTAAAAGCTAGTAATGCTATTAAACTTTCAACTAATGGAGGACTTGAAGGTTTAACTAAATCTGCTATAGAAGCAGCTAAATTAGGTTTATCATTACAGAAAGTATCTGACATAGCAGGTGGATTATTAGATTTTGAAAATCAAATAACTGCTGAATTAGAAGCTGAATTAATAACAGGTAAAGATTTAAATCTTGAATTAGCCCAACAAGCTGCTTTACAAAATGATTTAGCTACTGTAGCATCTGAAATTTCTAAAAATATCGGCTCAGCTGCTAATTATTCTAAAATGAATAGACTTGAGCAAGAAGCATTAGCTAAAGCTGTAGGTATGACTCGTGAAGAGTTAGCTGATGTTTTAACCACTCAAGAAAACTTAAATAAATTAAAAGGCAAATTTACTTCTTTAGGCAAAGATGAACTTGAATTAATAAAAAAATCAGGCAAATTAACAGATACTCAAATTGAAAATCTTAAAGCTGGTAAAGGTACTGTTGCTGATTATTATAAAGCATTACAAGAAGCAGGTGTTGCTCAAGAAGATATAATTAAATTATTAGGTGAACAAGCAGCAGCTTCTTTATCCTCCCAAACTGCTCAAGAAAAATTTAATGAAACTTTAGAAAAAGCTAAAGAAACATTTTCTCGATTTGTTGATGGAGGATATTTAGATAAATTAGCTGATGCTTTAATGGATTTTGTTAATTCAAGTGTTTTCGCTGGTGCTAGAGAAGAAGCTGCCGCTAAAACTTCTGAAGAGATTAGAAAAAAAGAAGATCTTAGTAAACTTAATCCTGAAACTGTGAAAAATTTTGAAGAAGCTGAAAAAGCAGCTTCTGACCAAATAGACTTTTTTGATGCTACTATGCTTAATATCTCAGCAGGTCTAGCAAGACTAATGGGAAATGAAACAATGGCCGCAGCGATTGAAATGAGTAAAATAGGAAAAGAAGCACAAGGTAAAACGGCCTCAGAAGCATTACAAAAAGCAAAAACAGAAGGTGTTGAAAAAACATTTGGAGCCAAACCTGAACGAAAGAGTAATCTCACTATAACAGAAAATCCAGATGGATCATTAAATATTGAATATGGTGAACCTTCACCACCTCCAACTCAAGGTCAAGATCTTGTAGTTCAAATGCAAGACGGCTTAATAAAAAAGAATAAAGGTTTAAAAGAAAATGGTGGTTTAGTTATATCTAAATTTGATAAAGGTTTTTTACAACCTATAGCTCAAGGTATAAGTCAAGATCAAGCATTCGCTCTATCTACTAATGATGCTATTTCATCTTCATCCATGACTAATCCTTCAAATGATATAGCTAATAGTATAGCTACTCTAATTGATAGAATATCTAATATTTTACCTACATCAGCTGTATCTTATAAATCAGACACTACTCTACTCCCAGAAAATAATATTAAACCATCAACTCCTTCTCCAAATCAATCTTTATCAACAAATACAAATGTAACAGTTGATAATTCTCAAGTTGTAGCTGCTGTTAATAAATTAACAGAAGCATTAATGTCTAATAATAATAAAGAAATAAACATAACATTAAATGGTGAAGTACTAGCCAAAACTGTGGTACCAATTGTGACACCAGGAGTGATTAGAGAAACCAATCTTATTTCTCAACCAGCTTAGTAGCTATAATATTTATAATAAACCCTTAAAATAATAATAACATGAGTAAAGGAATTGTAGACCGACTTAAAACAGAAGGATCACTTTTAACAGCTTTTGATGGCAACACACCCCCACCAGCTATTTTCCCTGATCCACTGGATTCATCAAATTCAGAACTATCTGCTTATAAAGGTATAACTCCAAAAGGATATTTGGATAACCCCCCAAGATAATGAATGAGGTTAATTGATTTAAAAACCGATTTAAAGTCACTTCGGTATGGGAATGATAGATTTAATGGTGGATCTAGTGGTCAACCATTTATCATCACTCCCATACCTGAAGATTATATGGGGAGCAAACCTGATTTTTTATTAAGACAGGGTGCTTTAGACACATATGATGTTAAATTAGCGCCCCCTATAAACTTAACATTCACTAGATCAAATGCCCCTGGATGGTTATATGGTTTAGTTGGTACAAGTGGAGGAAGAGGAGGTATTGGGGATTTTAATGTCTTAAAAACTGACCAACTAAGTGTAGGATTACCTGTAGACTCAGTTAGAATATCTAAATTTCTTAGTAGTCTTGAAGGACAATTGTTTATTGTTAAACAAACAGCCTTAGAAAGACTAAATCCCGCTATACCTGGAGGGTTAACTCGAATTTATAATCCGCTCAACACTGTAACTCAAGTTGGAAGTTCAGCTTTAGGTTTCCATTTAAATAAACAAGGAGAAACAGGACTTGTCCTTAGTTATGCTCAAGGCGGTACTGAAGGATACTTTTTTGCTACTAGAGGTGGAGGAATATATCCTGTAGATGAATTCATAGGCTCAGAGAGAAAAAATAGATTAACAGCCGCTTATGAGACTAAAATAGTTGACCAACCTTTAGACCCAGCCCTTCAAAAAATATATAATATAGACACTACAAGTGCTGATATATTATTATCTTATAATGGTGGTCCAAATTCAGCTTTTGGTTTAGATAAAACATATATTTTAATTAAAAACCCAACCATTAAACTTGATGATGTTTATGATGGTGGTTATCTCAGAACAAATGCTATATATGGA